AATATGTTTTCATTCTGAATCTCCGTAATAACCGTAATCTTCATCTGTACCCATGCCAGCAGAAACCATCGCTGAATCAAAGTCACCATCCATTGATTCATCATATTCATATGTATCCTCATCTTCGTCTTCATCGACAAAGAGATCATTGGACAGGCACATGTCTTTTACTTCATCCTCGGACATATATGCAAGGCACATTTCAACCACTTGTTTTTCTGTTACAAGACCATCACAAATTGCTTGATCGAGTTTTGCTGTGTATTTACGCATTGCTTTCTCCTTGATTCAATTATACGATGATTTCATTACAAATCAAATGTTCTGTAACCCATTGATTACAAATAAACAACTCGAGTTTCGTCTGTATCCTTAAATCGTTCATCATAATTTGGATGCGGTTGACCGTCTTTATATTTGACCACGCTGGCCAGCGTGGCACGTGTGCCAGGCTTACAAAAATTCGGAACTGAAGCACTACTCAAATATTGAAAACCACGATAATTGCCAGTTTCGTGAAGAACATCTTCCAAGAGAAACATCATACCTTTACGATATTGTTTTTCACTGACACTATCACCTGCCATATTGGCAAGAACGTCATTCACGATATGCCGCAGGGTTTCAACATCAAAAGTTTTGCGTTTGGTCATCACAATCTCCTCATCAACAATGAATTCATTATATATCAGCGAACACCAAAATCAACATAAATATAACATATTGACTCATAAAGGATTTTAGATGACTTGGTTATATAATGGAACAGAATTGACAGATGATATGATACCTACTAAAGCAGTGGGATTTATATACCTAATGACGCAAAAATCTACTGGTATGAAATATCTTGGTCGCAAAATGCTGACTCAAGCAAAAACAAAAACAGTAAAAGGTAAAAGGAAAAAAATCAGATCAGTGTCTGATTGGAAGGATTATTGGTCTAGTTCAAAAGATGTAAAGGATATAATTGAACAGAATGGCAAGGAAGATTTCACTAGAGAGATCTTACAATTTATATCAAGCAAAGCTGAAATGATATATGCCGAAGAATATTGTTTATATATTACAAATGCTTTACTGTCTGATGGGTTTTTGAATGGAAATATTCGCGCTAAAGTGATGAGATCATGGTTTTGTAAAAATAAAACCGACTTTATTCAAACAATTGAACAACTTAAAATAAAACTATCATAAATATATGGTGGCCACGATGTTACTAGCATCTGCCACCTCTAGACATACTTGATAAAAGAGTTATTATAAAAAAAGATGAATATTATAAAATTCAAATGTATCTTGATTTGGGATATAGATTTGGCTCAGGAACAAAAAATCAATATAGCAAATGAAGTTATTCGTCCTCATATTCATTAATATCTTCATCTTCACCGATTAATTCACCACAGCAAGGACAGTAAGAAACTTCATGTCCTTTAGGTAATTTTACAGTAAATGTAATATCACAGTTCCAACAAAGAAATTCTCTTGTGGGCATATACTTCTCCTCTTATTGTTGTTGTTTTAATCTCATCAATTCTATCCATTGAACAGAATTTTCAAGCATTAAGTATCCAAGAATAGACACCATACTCATTTCACGATGCTCTTCATCTTGATATGACATAATTTCATGATATTTTTCATATGCATTTACTAAGGCCACTTCTTTAGTAGCTTCATAATTATATGATTCCCAATCAATAGGTTTCTCTAAAGAGATCTCATCAATAAGTTCTGAAATGAATTGTAAATTTTTCATTATTTGTCTTTCATTTTGTATAAATATATTTGTCATTCGGTTATGAAACCAGAATGAATACTATAGGCTGGGAAATTTTAATTATTCAATAGTACACGCTCCTCCAGCGCAAGCAACTTGATCTGTCAAGGCAGTATTATCATTAACTTCTTTTACTTTAGTAATATCAATTGCATGAAGATGTTTTACCATTTCATCAAATTTTTCTTTAGTGCAATCCTCAAAAGGAGCTTGTTTATAAGAACCACCATCATATGGAATGACTGAAATGCCCGTATACAAATCTTTATTTTTCCACATCCAAGCACCAGCTTTATGCCATTCTCCAACCTTCAATGAAATAGTGCAAGATACATTATGATGATTGGCACCGGATCGATGCCCTGCTTGTACCCACTCAACATTAAATTTTTTCACTCTTTCGAGTAAATGACTAAATGATTCTGTTCGATAAATTGCCCCTTCTGGAGCTTTTTGTGGAAATACCATAATAGCTTCCAAATGTGGTTTAAAATAACAATCCTCAACCAAATCAGGGAAATTTTCTTTCATATAAGAATATAAAGCTTCATTTTTACCAACTCGCATCCGACGAATATAATAATCATTATGCCAAGCATGAATACCCGAAGATGAACCAAGAACAAGACTGGATGTTCCACTTGGTTTAACGGTAGTTGTTCTTGCAGCAGGATTAATTCCAATTAATACTGATACACGATCATTTTCTTCTTTAACTACATTTGCTGCCTCAGTCAAATCAAGACCAAGAACTGCACCAGAAGCAATGCCTGTTTGACCCACACCAATCAAGGCTTCTTTTTCTGTTGTTTCCTTCCATACTTCACGCAAATAATGAAAATCAGTATATCCTGCTTGAAGTGTTCCAATAAATGCTGCTGCTTTGGCTCTTTCATTTAAATCATTTTGATTTACTACGTCACTAACATTCATTTCTGTAAGATTACAAAATTGACATGCATTAAGTGAAATTTCAGCACAAGGGTTTGTGCCCAGTTCATAATCATTTGTCCAAAAAATACCAGGTTCACCAGAACCACTAAATTGAACACGTTCCCAAATATCAAAAAATTCTTCTTTAGATAATTCTGCTCTATGTAACACAACTGAATTATTGGCACGACCTCTCTGTGGATTCATTTCATACCAAGCACCAGACTTGCAAGTTAACATATCCATGTCATCTCTGCTAAATAATGCAATCATTGCAGCACGACGAATACCTCCAGATAAAACTGCATCGGCAATATGGCACAAAATATCATGTGCTTCAATAGGATATAATTTTCTTCCAACTGCATTATTTAACTTAGCACGAATTTGCTCAATACAAATACGAAGTGGATCTGGCCCAGGAGCTTTTCCACCAGATGTAATCAATCTGGCACCTTTTGGACGAATATCACGATAATCAAATTCTGGATTTGATTTATTGGTAAAATAAGCTTCAACTAAAATTTTGACGGCATCTGCCCATCCTTCAATAGAATCACCAACCAAAAATCTGCGAGATTTTTCTTTGGGACCATCTACGATAGGCAGTTTATCAATATGATGTTTTTGAACTGAATAACCTACTCCTGAACCACCAAGCAAAAGAAACATCACTTCTTTAAAAATATCAATATGGTCAACTGGGGCATAAGCGCAATTGAACATGCGGTTATTACTCAGTTCAATTGGTCGACCACCAAATTGCATCGAGCGCATGGAAGGTAACACTTTCTTGGTATAAACAAATTCCTTATACACTTTCTTAATCTCATCTTTTATTTGCGGATATTTACGAATATGCATTGCAAGATTTCTCTCACATAATTCATCCCAAGTTTCTCTCCGAGCAATTTCAGGAATATATTTAGCATATTTGTTAAATACAGTAATATCAGATAAAATTGATTGTGTTACGTCCATTGTCATATGCTACTCCTTATTTTTATTATTTTGCACCAGTGCTACCAAATCCACCTTCACCTCGATCAGTCTCACTTAAATTGTCTTTTGTATCAACTTGTTTCCATCTGCATTTTAAAATAGGAACTAATACAGCTTGAGCAATACGATCACCATCTTTTACGATAATTGGTTCATTTCCAGTATTTTCAAAAATAACTTTAATTTCACCACGATAACAAGAATCAATTGTTCCGGGAGTATTAGCAACTCTTAATTTTGTTTTTAATGATAATCCAGACCTGGGTCTAATTTGCATTTCAAGTGCAGGCGCCATTTCAACATAAAGGCCCGTCCCTACTGTAACTACTTCACCAGGATAAATTTTCTTTTCTTCGTTTGCCCTAAGATCCATACCAGAAGCACCACTTGTTTCATATTCTGGTAAAGGGTGTTTTGACTCTGAAAACACCTTTATCAAAATTGGCGGCATCGGTGGCGGTTCAATGAATTCTGGCATCGGTGGCCGTTGATTTTGATTCTGATTGAACTGGATGTTACCCACAGTCATATTTTCCATAATATCTCCATTTTGTAATAGCAACTTATTTATTGGTTCTCATTGAGCAAACTAGCAATACTTGGGAATTCCTTTGAAATGATTTCCCAACATTTCAATGCTACATCTTGGTGTTCAAGTTGAGTACCATTGGCACATCTCAAATCGCAATAATGAATCCAGCTGCGCAGCGAACCTTTCATATACATACGAGTTTTCGTCATACCTTCAGGCAATAATGCTCGTGCTTGTTCCTTTGCGATACCCAACTGTAAAGCATTATCGTAATGAGATTTGACAATTTGTTGAACGTCTTTTTGTATTTCATACCAAGCATTGGCCAATTTATCGTCATCAGTTTTGATACTATTCTGACGATTCTTTTGGTCCTGCAATCGTGCTTCACGGAATTCAAAAGAGTCAGTAACCGCAGCATAGCGTTGACTAAATTCCTGGAACACAAAGGAGCGGTGCCGAAGAATCTGTCGACCGATGTCCCGTGTAGTGTTTATTTCTAAACATACATCGACCATCTCAAATGGACTGAA